TCAAATGTAAATTTAAGATATAAACAATCTTGTTAAAAAGTAATTTATAGATATTGCAATTTTGTCAAAAATAACCTGTAACTTTGCAAAATACTTTTTTAAAATATATGAAAAAAAACAAAATAAGTATACAAAAAATAAACAAAAAAAGTTTAAAATACAAAACAAAAAAAGCAAAATGTGTTGCGGATAGCTATGCTTTTATCTACCTTGACCTTTATAGATTTTTTTATAGTTCTTTGAAGATTTTAATTTAGAACTTTTACTTTTACTATGAATATTTGGTCTTGATATATGTTTATCTTCTTTTACAAGAACAGTCGTTTGCTTCGCCATATTAAATATAAAATTATTATTCCTAAAATAAACCACAAATAAACAAAGTAATTAGCCTTTTTATCTATTTGCTTTTCTTTAATGTTTTCTTTAACTGATGTTTTTATCTTACTATCAGTTTTAACGTGTTTTAACGTGTTTTCTGATAACTTAATCTTATTGTTATATAAACTATTAGTTTTAGTTTTTTTATAGCTTAAAACAACGTTTTTATAAGTTTTACCTTCTACAATAAATTCCTTTAAACTATCTAAAGGTTTGATTATAATTTCATCAATATTTATAATAGTTTTTGTATTTGTTTCTGCAGTAGAATCTTTAACTTTATTTTCAGTTAAATCTATTTTTGTTTCAACTAAACTATCTTTTTTAATATCTGTTGTTTTAATATCTACTTTGCGTGATGCACAACCAATTAAAAATAAACTAACTAAAATAAATATGTGCTTCATAATTTCTTCTTCTTGTTAAACCTGCTACTTCTTTTTTATTTACTTTATTCCACTTTTTAAATTCTAATTCTATAGAAACATCATTGTGATTTTTGTTTACTTTTTTTAATATAGTAGAACTTGCAAAATTACCTGTTCCAATATTATATGCTAAAGAAACTAATGCGTTGAATTGATTTTGATTTAAAGGGCTTGTAACTAATTTATTTACTTTATCAGCAAATCTATCGGCTATTGTTTTAAACATTTCAAATGCTTGTAATTTAGTGATTTCTTTGTCTAACATTGTTACACGTTTGTTATCACTATAATATGTGTTACCATATCCAATTGTAGGAATCTTTGCAGAACATAAATAAGGCTTTGCACTAAATCCTTCGAATTCTGTAATTAAAAGATAGCCCGCATTATTTAGCCTCATTGTTCTTGTTTTTTTCCATTAAATACCATCTTCTTGCTGTATATCCTGTAGCTATTACAAAAGCTATTACTTTCATAATAACATCAACGTTTGCAAATGTGAACATAAAATATCCACCTGTAATAACTGATTGCCTTAAATCTAAAATGTATTGTTTCATTTTCTTAATCGTTCAACTATATTCGTAACCCCTTCAATTCCTATATAAGCTGTAGCAATAACAACCCAATCCGAAGAAGTTAAACTTTGGTTAAACAATCCAAAACAAGCAATAGCAAAAACTAATAATTTTCTGCTAATTAACTTGTTTAATATAACATCAAATTGCTGTCGGCTCATCGCTTAATAAATTAAAATCAATTTCTTTAATTGGTTCACATCCTGCAAAATTATGCTTTGGATTATTAGGGAATATTTCGCTTTCAAACTTGTATTCTACATCTGACATCACATCATAAGCGTAACCGTCAGCGTAAACAGGTGCAGTTATTTCGTTAAAGTCAGCATCGTAAGTTCCATTTTCTAAAACTATTTTACCAATTTCTACAACTGCTTGTATTCCTTTTCCGTAAACAAGTTGCTTTTCTTTGTTTAAATCCTCAACCTCAATATAGACTCCTTTTTTTAAGAAGTCTTTTATTGCAGTTTCTTTGTCTTTATAATTTAATTTATTTATCATTAGATTGTTGTTAAAGATTGTAATTCGCTATCGCTTAAATAAGAAGGAAAAAACATTACACTATTAAATGCATAAGCTCCACTTTCAGCATTGTTTATTCTAAAAGCATTTTTTACTCCAACAGAAGTATCTGTAAAAACACTTGAAAGCGTTCCGTTTATTGCAGATGATACATTTGTTCCATTATAACGGATAGCCATTTTCACTCTTTGATTACTTGTTGGAGTTATTGTTTGTATTTTTCGAGTGTAACCATTATTAAATAATTCTATTACAGGCCCATTTGCTACTATTGAAGTTGAATTAGCATCACAAAAACTTGCTCCACCAATAGTTGAACCCGCAAATAATTGCAATAAATAAAATCCATTTGGACTTGCTATGTTTTTAACATTTATATCAAAAAATAAAGTTCCGCTTGTAGAAGTATTTCCGAAACCTGCTCTTGTTAAAAATTCGGTGTTACGGGTTACTGAAGATGCAACTGTTGGGATATATGAAGTTGCGTAACTACCTACTTCTACTTGAGCGCCCCATAAATATATATTTCTTGCTGTTGAACCACCAAATGTATTTAAGTTAAAAGAAGGATTTGCTGTTGAAGTTTTTGTTGATACTATTCTTTGCCATTCACCATTTAAAGTAAATAATTGGTCAACTCCTCCTACTGCGGTTTGTATAGTTTCTCCTGCAGTTCCCTTTATATAAAAACTACCTGTAACTACTGTATTTAAAGTTATTGATGCAGGGGTTTGAGAAACAAATCTACCTGATGCTCCAAATTGAATATAATCAGCTGTTAAAGTTCCACTTGGACTTATTAATGCGTTTGGAGTAATAACAATTCCCGCAGATTTTGTCCATAAAACATCGTTAAATTGTTCACTCATTACAGCTAAATTAGTTCTTTGTGGCTCTACCAATAAACTCGGACAACTTCCGTTTGTGTAATCAATACGAGGTATATTTAAACGTGTTGTTGTAGGGAAATATTCTGTTGCTGTTGCAAAGTTTTCAAGTTGAAATCCCCATACATACGCCTGTTTATTGCTTCCTGTATAAGTAATATTTGATGTATCATCAGCAAATGCAATTCTAAAATTAGGAGCACTACCGCTTGTAGCCATTGGGCGTGTATAAACAATTCTAAACCAACCATTACCAACACTTGTTATTGAAGCAGTAACATCTCCTGTAGAACCTGAAACTAAACCGTCTTGAATATTATAATATACATATTGTGAAGCTAAACCATTAAAAATATTTACAGCCATAAATTTACGACTTATATATTTAGCATAAAATGATATTGTGTAAGTTGTGCCATTTAAAAGTGATGGATTTTGAAATATCCAATGTTGTGTACTTGCTGCAGTGCCATCATCTAAAAGTTCAGCAGTTAGTGTTCCGTTAGGACTTATTGCTTGATTTGCAGTAGCAGAAACCCCTTGTCGAACCCAATCAGCAGTATCAATTTGCTGTGAATTTGTAAATAAATTTCTCGGTACTACTTCAATCAATCCTGCACTATTTACTCTCGTTGCAGTTGTAGCACGAACAACATCCATATCACCTGCTCCACTTGAGGGAACAACTGAATATAACTTGCTTTCTTTGTACGAATTTGGCGTAACAATTAACGACGCTTTATCTAATAAACTCATATTGTATCTAAATTATTTAATGTTTGTGTTAAACAAGATTGTGCTTCATAATATCCTGCATCTGCTATAACTCTTGTTATAAAATTAGTTGTTATTACACTTTCATTTCCTACTATTTCAGTTTCACCTGAATAGCTTACATAGTGAGAATAACCCCAATTAATAGAATTGTTTGCAGCACCTTGACCCCATCCAATTGTGTTGTTATTTGCACCTTGACCCCAACCTATATTATTTGCCATTTTGCTTTTCTAATTTATTTAAAAAGATTTCTAATTTTTTTACATTAGTTTCTTTTGGTTTATATGTTTCTTTTTGTTTCATAGTTACAAAACCCAACTTACGAAGTTCACATCCTTATCAGGATATACATCTGCATTTGAATTCAAATTATATTCAGGAAATAAAACTTGATTGAAAGTCATATAATCTATAAATCTATTAGTATAACTTTGTGCAGTATCACGTGCTTTTTCAATTAAAAAATCTATTTCTGTTTTATCTACTACAGTACTGTTTTCAGAATTATGTTTAAATACACCTTTCTCGCTTATTTTAATAGATGCATAAGGCAAATATTCTACCATAGTCCAATGTATTACCATCATTTTAATATAATCGCTTAAAAGCGTTGTATATGGTGCAGCTAAATTACCTGCTACAATACCATCGTTAATCTTATTGTATAATTTAGTTCCTAAATAGTTTTGTATATGTACTTGTTGAGCTTGAAAGATATATTGTGTATAGCTATCAGGGTCTACATTACCATTTATAATAGTATGTTTAACTAAATCGTTTGTTGTTATAAAGAGTGCTTTTGCCATTTCTTATTAATTTGTATATCCCATTTTATCCCAATATTCTTGTGTGTAACCTTTCGTAGGCATATCACTTGGCTTCATAGAAACTTCTTTGTCATTTCTTATTCTATATCCATATTTTTCAGCAGTAGCAGAACTAATAGCTTTTGCATTTGGATTTGTAGGGTCTATTTTAATACCATCAAAACTTGCGTATGTTCTACGTAACCATTTATGATTGCATCGTGGTCCGCCTTTGTAAAGCCATATAGAATAAGTGTCTGAACCTTTAGGACCAAAACCTGAATTTACAACTTGTGTTTCCATAGCTATAATATCTTCTTTACGGTATACTTTTTTAGCACGAATCATTTTATTGCAAAATTCACGTTCACCAGTTAGATCACCACTATAAACATATCTTGTAATAAACTGAACACCATCGATAACTTTATCTTGTTCTTTATCTTTGATGTTTGGTCTTGCAGTACCTGTAGAAGTTATAAATTTCCACATTTTAGATAATGCACTTTTCTTTTTATTATTTAGAGTGTTTATTTCTAAATCTAATTCTTCTTCTGTATCGTAATCAACTTCTGTTTCATCAATTAAAAACCATTCATCGTCTAATTCTTCACCTTTATCAATTAAAGCATCAGCAATAGAATCACTTGCTAAATTATGTGAACACATTTTAACTCCAGTTTCTTCTTCTGTAGTTTCTTTGTTCATTCCCTCAACATCAACGAATTCTAACGGTTGTATTGTTCTAAAATATAATTTTAATGATATACTATTAACTGCTAATATTTCATCAATAGCGTCTATTATTTCAAGTTGGTAAGGTTTAATGACAATATTATCAAATAATAAAGTAGCAGTTTTAATTTCATCAGCATTGTTACCTAACCCACCATCACCTGTTCTAATTCCTAATAACATAGGCGAAGTAACTCTATGCCCAACAATTAATTTATCAAAACATTCTTTAGACAGATATTCGTAATGTGCAGGTGCATCGTTTAATGGTAAATCTTCTACAGTAGTTTTAGATTCTGCATTTGCATTAAAAGCAATAATTACTTTTTCACCTCTTGCTCCTGTTAATTTATTCATTACATCACGCTTCATTTTATCGCGCATTTCCTCTGAAGGAATACCATTATTAAAGTTGATTACTTTAGTTCCTGAGAATCCGTTTTGTACATCGTTAATTTGATAGTCAGCAATATTTTCTTCTAATAAAGCATAAGGTAAAGAACCACTATAATCTATTGGACTATAATAATCAAATCCTGATACATAAGGTTGTATTACATATATTTCTACTTCATTACCGTTACCAAAACCAAAAGCAGGTATACGTTTACAATCTTCACTTGGTTTCTTTTTAGTCCAATCATAGTGATAATACCAAGCTTCTATTTGTCCTTTATCATTACATTTTTCAGCACGTAATGTTTGCATAGGAAAGTGTAGAACTTGTTTAACTAAATTCTTTTCTTTTACAACCTGCATAGCAGCCATTCCTAATAGTTTACGTTCTAAAGCTATTTTACGCAAATCTGAATCTTTAATAATAGATTTCATTTGTGCATATTCATTAGGCTTTTTGTTAGAATCTAAAGCATCTAATCCTTTACCATAAATCATATTTGCAACACCTGTAATAATAGCACCGTTTGTAGCAGAATATAAATATCTATCAATTAAATACTGAAAGTAATTGTTATCACTTCCGTATTCAATGTAACTATTCTTTTTATTTTCTTGTATTACAGGGCTTGTATAAGCACTTAAATTTACTATTGATATATTACTCATAAATTTTATATTCGTTGTTTGTAACGTTTGCTACGTAATCATTTTGATTTACTGTATATGTATCGTTTGCTTGATTTGTGCAAAAGATAATATCTTTGTAAACTATATTAGCACCATTTTTAATAGTTAAATTATAAAATGTATTTTCATCTAGATCAAAAATAGTAGTTGTTGTTAAATAATAACTTGACAAACTAAATGTAGCAGAAATTGTAGTTTCTTGACTTGTAGTTTCATTTCTTAAAACAATAGTATTTGCACTCATTACTCTTGGAATAAATGTTAAGCTTTGTGCTGTATTTTGTTTTCTTAAAATTATCATAAACTATTTTTATATATTAATAATTTATATTCAAAATTGTTTTAAAACAAAAAAGGCATACTAATTAAAGTACACCTTTTTAAAAAAACAAACAATAATATTATGCTACAGTTCCTTCAACAATAGAAGCTAATATTCCTGTAGTTAACGGTCCTGTTACAAAGTTTGCAGGTAAAGGTTCCATTCCTTGAAATTCTAAAGAATAACCTGACAAATCTCCCATAGCTGCACCACTTGAAATAGTTGAAGTAACTAAGTCCATTCCTTTAGTCAATCCTGCTAAAAAGAAGTTTCCGTTATTATCCTCTACAATAACCTGAGGTCTACCATAAGCTAATAATTTTAACTGCTTGTGATCTGCAATAGTTAATTTCTTAATACTTAAAGTTAATTTTTGATCTACAAATGTAGTTCCATTTTCTCTTGATGAAGTCAAAGTTTGTTCAAATGTAGAAGTTCCTTTTAATTCATACTTATAACCGATAGGAGTTCCACCTAATGCAGTTATTACATCTTCACTTCCTGCAGTTGCAGAATAAGTTACTGTTGTAGCATCACCCCAATTAATGAAGTATGCTGCTCTCAATCCGCCAATGCTATTTTTACATTGTTCGGCTCTTCCTAAGGATATATCGCAAGGCATAGTTATATTTTTTAAAAGTTAAAAAAAAAGGGCAGGCACTTTTACCTACCCTTTGTTTAATTTATTTATAATGATTATGCAGCAGGTGTGTAAAGTACAATTTCAGCACCAACACCATATTGAACAGTAGCTGTAAAACGGGCTACTACTCTTACATTTTCTGAACCATCGATGTCAGCCATATCAATTACCTTAATTTCGTTTTGGTCAGATAACAAACCAGTTCCAAAATACAAGTTAGATTTTTGTGCAGCCATCATATAGTCATTTGTCATTCCGTTGCAAACAAAGATTTTAACACCATCAAAAGATAATGATCCGTTGTTAAACCACTGAGTTCCCATATTGTTAGTTCCGTTAGATCCTAAACCTGAAGCTCCGAATCCACCTAAAGCACGTACATAATCACGAGCTACAGATTGTGAAACATATAAGTATAGATCTTCCTTTCCGTACAATGAAGCAGGGATTAAATCTACAACTTTTCCCATTTCAGCGATTACGTTAGCTGCAGTAACTCCACCTGATGCAGGAGAAGCTACATCAAGAACAGTAGCATCTGCAGTAGCAAGAGTTAAGAATCCGTCAAATTCTCCAGCTGTAGCATTAACACCTTTCCAAATGTTTTGTTCAGTTTTTTCAGCAATTTTAGCTACTACGTGTGCTAAAACAAAATCAGCAAAACTTGGAGGTAAAGAATCAAATGCAGAATAACCCATTTGAACCGCTTCCCAATCAGATTTGAAGTCTTTTTTACAAAGTTGTAAATTTACTTGAAATTCTTCTGGAGTAATTACTCTTTCAGTTAATGTTACAGTAGAAGTTGCATCAAAATCACAAGTTGCATTTTTAACGATTCCGTCAGTTGCAATTCTTTTGATAACTTCTTTGTATTTAATGTTTGGTTTTACTTCAATACCGCCATTAGCGATTGTAGAACCTGATAACAATGCAGCAGAAATATACTTTCCTGCAAACTCACCCGCGTAGGTAGTTGTAATTGATGTTGTAGTTGGCATAGTTTTTTAATTAAAAAGTTTAGACATAACGATATCTTGTGTCGTCATTTGTCGATTAGGTGATAATTTATTTAGTTTTACTTCGGTTTTAACTTCAGGAGAGTGTGTTAATGGTTCAACTAAAACTTCTGAACTTAATTCTTCTTTAACAACTTCTTTTACTGATTTTAATTCAGCGATTTCAGTTCTTAATTTTTCAATTTCAGCAAAGAACATTTCTTTAGAAACTGATTCTACGATTCTTTTTGGAGTTGCTGCAGTAGCTTGTGCTTCTACTTCAACTTCTACTTCTGCTTCAGGTGCTTCTTCTACTTCTACAGTAGCTTCTTTAATTTCAGCAATAATACCTTCAACAGCTACTACTAAAATCATACCGTCTTCCAATTCGTATTCTCCAACAGGCATAGGAATTCTATCCTCACCATTAACGATAAAAACAGCGTTATCAGCTTCAAAAGCATCAGCTTCTAAAACAGTAACTCCATC